AACCCGCTGATCGCCCAGGTCTTGTTGAACCGATCGAAACCCGCCATGCCCTGAATCTCCTAACCCTGACTCCCGGGTGTGCGCGCCAGGATGCCCACATCGAAGCCGTAGTAATCGCCCTTGCCCTCGAAGCCGAACACATAGACGCCATGCACATAGTGCGGCCAGATTTTCACCCCGCCCGCGCGCGGCAGCAGTTGGTCGATCAGATAGAAGCGGGGATCGGCGGGCGTCAGCAGTTCGGGAATGTAGAGGTTGGCATTGGCATTGCCGATGTCGAATATCCGCGTGCCCTCGATGCCGAGCGCCTGGTCGAGCGATGCCATGATCTCTTCGGCGGTGCCGTGGCCGTTGTTGAGCGCGATCTTCTGGATGATCGCGGTGCGGTATTCCTCATCGCCGAGCGTGTTGGTCGCGGCGAATGGCTCACCATCCTTGCGCATCCGCGCAATCCCGAACGCCCGCCCCGATGGCTGCGTCGCGAAACCGAAGAACGGCAGATAGATCGCGTTCGGCACGATGCGCCTGATGCCGACAATCGAGCCGATGCCATCGAGCGCATGGCCCACCGCGTTCGCGATACGCCGCTTCTCATAGAGCTCACGCAGCACCGCATCCAGCAGATCGAGCGGCCGATAGAACGGGCGGACAAAATCCTCGGTGTTCCGCTTGCCGATATGCTGCGCGAGGAAATGCCCCCACGCGATCTCGCCATGGTCGTGCGGGAAGCCGAGATCATCGCTCACCAGAACAAGCGCCCATGCCCGCCGCCGAACAGCAGCAACAGCAGGAGGATCAGCACGATCAGGCCGAGACCGCCGAACCCCCGCGCGCCATAGTAGCCGCCGCGATAGCCGTAATAACCACCGCCGAAGCCGCCGAACAGCAGCACGATCACCAGCACGATCAGCAGCAGGTCCATCGGCCTATCCTCTCACGGCAGCACTGTCACCACGACGCGGGATGCATCGAAGCGGCTCAGTGCGCGGTCGGCGATCGGCGCGGTCAGCGTCGCGTAGTCGCCCGGCAGCGGCACCGCGGCGGGATCAGCGAGGGCGGCGATGCTGATCGCGAGGTTCTCGATGCCGGGCACCGCCGCATAGATCGGGCCGTGGAAGCGCTGGATGATCACGTCAACCCCGATGCCGAATGCATTGCCGGTCGCGACGATGCTGCGCTGCACCTGCGCCGTGCCGTCGGCGGGGAAGATTTCTTCATCGTACAGCGCGACGCCGCACAGCACCCAAAGATAGACCGGCACCGGGCGATTGTAGTTGAGCACATGCGCATAGCCTCGGCTGTCGAGCACGGTGACCGGCTCATTGCCGTAGCTGTCGATGCCCGCCGCCTTGAGCAACCACAACTCCCTGCCGATCACCTGCGCATCGCCGCCCTCGATCACCACCTCGATGCAATGCGGCACGCGGTTGTCGGCATCGACGAAGTCCTCGACATTCTCGAACACCCGAAGCGCGAGCAGGCCGGGGATGTTCTGGCGGAGGTTCGCATCGATCGAATCGACCGTGCCGGCACCCAGGCGGAACACCCCGGTGTCATAGCGGCGGCGCAGCGCATCGTCGGGCTCATCAGATCGCCCGGTGCTGCCGGGCAGCAGGTTGTTCACCGCATCCCAGCCGGTCTGCGTGGTGGCGATCAGCGTCACCGTGCCGGGCGGCAGTTCGAGCGGGCCGTAGACCTCAGAGGTGAAGTTGCCGCCCGAGCCCAGCACGGTGATCCTGATATTGCCCGCGACCGCGAGCGCGAAGGGGGAGAACTCGAGCACGGTCAGCCGGATGGTGTTGGCGTCGGTCGAGACCGCGGGGCGCGCGACGTTCAGCGCGATCGCGAGCGCAGCAGTCAGGGTGAACGCATCATCCACCAGGCCCGCGGTGACGCTGTAGGCAACCCCATCGATCAGCACCGTGTAGACATTGCCGACCGCGACATTCTCGATGATCACCGTCGCATCGATCACGGCAGCGGCGGTGATGGTGGTATCGGCATCGAGCGCCAGCGACGCGCGCGTCTGTACCTGCCTCACCAGCGCGCCAGCAGTGACGACAGTTCCCTCCACTCCATACAGGACCGCGAAAACCTTAGAACGGCTCTCGAACAGCCGCCGTACGCCAGCAAAGCTGACAGCATGATCAAGGTTGCTGCCAAAAGCAGAGATCGGAAACATCGCATGATAGACCGCCTCCGCGAGCTCCCACAGCGCCGCCTCGCGCTCCGCGAAGGTATCGATGAACTGCCCCGAGATGCTATCGGTGCGGGTATCGAACAGCAGGCCGGTGCGCGCCTGCAGATCATCGATGATCATGCTGCGGATTTCCGGCAGCCGCATCCGCGCGAAGCCGGTCTGCGTGATGCCGTAGCCGGCAGCGATGGCGGAGAGGCTCTCGGACACGCGCTAGGCCGTCCGCAGCATGGTGTTCAGCCGCACGCTATCCTTGATCGGGCCGAGCGGGGTTTCGGCATGATACTCGACCATCAGGCTGCGCTGCTCGCGCACGAAGGTCATGGCGAAGAAGGTCAGGCGGCTGACGTCGGGCACCGCCATGATCTTGCTGCGCAGGATGCTCTCAACCGACGACAGGCGCGGGTTCTTGATCAGGATGTCCTCCAGATACGGCACGCCGAATCGCACGTCGAGAAACCATTCGCCGAGGAATGCGAGGAGCGTCATCTTGACCTGCTGCGCGACCCGATCCGCGCCGTCGATCGGCAGGATGGTATAGCGCGGCTCCCACCATGGCGGCGTGATCTGCTGGAACACCAGGTCATGCGTCCTGCGGCCGAGTGCGAGGTCATAGGTCATATCGGCAATCCCGTGGTGTCTGGGCCGGCTTGGGTCTCGATATGCACATGCACCTCGAGCACGAAGCTGCGCGCCGGCGTGTCGACGAGTACGGAAGTGCCTTGCAGGGTGATCACGCCGGCAGCATCGATGCTGATCGCGCCGTTGGCATTGCCGAGCACGATCTCGCCGTCGGGTTTGATGGTGAGCGCAGCCTGATCGAAGCGCAGCACGACGTTGTCGGGATCACCGCTGACCCCCGCCGCATTCAAGCCCGGCGTCGCGACGGCATCCGATTGCGAGTACTGCCGCGGATCGGTGGGCGCGGTGTTGCGGCCGGAGCGCCAGTCTTCGGTGCAGCGCTGTTGGAAGGTCAGTTCGACCCCATCGCCCGCCGCGAGCGGGAAGGTCAGCGCGGCCTGCTTGCCGCCCACGCCCGAGGTCGGGAACACCACCGGCACCTGATGGACCTCCGCTGCCGCGACCTCGGTGCCGTCCGCCATGCGGCGCGGGATCGATGGCAACACGGTCGCGCGGTTGGTCATGGCATCATAGGCAACGATGATGCCCGGCGTCGCGGTGTTCAGCGTGCTGAGCTTCACCTCCATCCGCTCGATGATCGCCTCGACCAGCGATTCCCAACTCATGCGTCCGCCTTTGCCTGCTTGCCGCGCGCGAGAGTATCGCGCGGCAGTTCGCCGAACATATCGCGATAATCCCGCGCGAGCCGGCCGAATTCGCAGAAGCCGTGGCAGATCGCCGCCGTGCTCACCGAGGTCGCGCTGCCGGAGAGCAGCATCGCTCGCAGCCGTGCCAACCGGCGCTGCTTGCTCACGCGCGATGCCTGATGCTTGCCGCGGTTCATCCGGCCTTCGCCTTCGGTTTCGCGGCACCCTTCTTGCCGCCCTTCTTGGCAGCGGGCTTCAGCGGCTTGTTCGGATCGACCAGGGTGAGTTCGGTCTGCCAATCGCCGCCGTGGCTGTCGCCCTGGTGCTTCAGGTCCTGGATCCGGAACACGCCTTCCGCGACGATCGATTCGAGGATCACCCGGTCGCCCGGATTGAGTGTTGGCATCAACAGGCACTTCACCCGCCAGCCGGTATCGCTCTCATTGCTCGGCACCACCTCGGTCTTGCTGCCGGCCTTCTCGACCTTCGCCTGCCGCACCCGCACCGGGCTGCCGACCATGCCGCTGTGGTCGCTGATCAGAATGCCCTGCCGCGTGGTGACGCCGCCGCGCTCGATCACCTGCAAGCTGCCGTTCTGAATGCTCCACTCCATGCCCGCGCCGGTGACGACCTGGTCGAGGAACACGCGCGATGAGCCGGAGTACGACAGGCCTTGCTCCCACATCCGCTCGGGCGCATCGCCCGGCATGGTGAGCGGCAGGTTCATCGATTGCGCGATGTCATTGACCACCTCGGTTGACGACACGCCCGGCGCATAGGATTTCGAGATCACCGCATCGCGGATTTCGCGATACCCATCGCCCAACTCGAAGTTGGTGCTGATGTCGGCGCCATCGATCTCGGTCGATGCATAGGTGACGTCGCCCTGGAAGATCAGCAGCGGTCCCGCGTCCTCGCGATAGCCCGCATACAGCGCGACACGCCCGCGGGGTTCCTCCAATCGAGCGCGCGTGCTGGGGGCCAGGTTCCATATCGAGATACGCGATTTGTTGACATCCTTCTTGGCCGACTTCTGGATGTCGAAGGTGATGCGCAGCGCGGGCGGGTTGAGGTTGTTGATATCGATGCCGCGCATCTCGCCCTTCCTGCCGATCAGCAGACGATAGACCCGATCAAACAGCATTACGCGACGCCCTCCGCGATCATCTCATCGATCGGCCAGTACACCAGTTCATAGCCCTGCTCGAACCAATCGCGCGGCAGCGGGCCGTTGCGATCGGTCGGGTGCGCGAGATAGAGCTCGCCCTGCGGCATCGTGCTGAAGCGGAATTGCCGGGTGAGCGGATAGTTCACCACCAGCGCGATGCCCGAGATCAGCGTCTCGTACGTCGCGTTGCGCAGGCTCATGGTCCAGCTTTGGCTTGAGGAATTCCAATCGAGGATGATGTAGAACAGCTCATCATCCAGCACCGCTTCGATCGCCTGCGAGTTCGCATCGATGACATCGAGCGATATCATGAGGGCGCTCTTGCGAGGGCTGCGAAGCAGGCCGTCCCGAATGATGTGCCGGAAGCGATCAGCGCACTCATAGGCCGAACTTCTCGCGTACGCCGCTGACACCCATCTCCTTGCCCGACTTCAGGATCGATCGGTCGTTGCCGGCGCTCGGCTCCTTGGCCGCTGATCCGTTGTTGCTGCTGCCCTTCTTTTCGGTGCCGCCCGCCTTGCCCTTGGCATCGCCGGCGACCTGCTCGGGCGGCAGGTCAGCTTCCTCCAGCGCAACCTTGATGACCTTGATCAGCGACGTATCGATGTCGAGCCACGCGCCGCCCTTCTCATTGCCGCTATTGCGCTGCACGGTCAGCCCGGTGAAGCCCATCTCCTGATAGATGCCGAGCCCGGTGACCACGGTGATCGGCTGGCGATCGGCATGCATCTCGCGCAGCATCTCGATCACGTCCATCAGCTTCGAGAAGCAGCCGCCGAACTCATAGCCCTCGATATCCGATGCCGAGATCGAGCCGCTGATCTCCAACACCTCGTTGCCCTGGGTGATGTGATCGGAGACGTCGGGACCGCCGTCCTCAACCGGATACTTCGTCACCTCGGATGCCAGTTCGAGTTGCTCGCGCAGCATCACGTCCAGCGTCAGCGAGCCGAGCGTCGATCGCTGCGTCTCATAGAACAGCGAGAATATCATCCGGTCGCGGCTTCCATGCGCGGCATCGCGCTGGTCAGCGCGCGCGCGGTCTGCGCGGCCATATCGGCGGTCGCACGATCGACCAGACCGACCACGGTCGATTGCACCGAGCCGAGATCAGCGGGCACCGTCAGGCTGACGTTGTTGGTGATCGGCACGTTGTTGGTGACGGTCTGCGATTGCGTGGTGAGACCGGGCGTCATCGCGCCGGGCGGCATCGTGGGCACCACCGGGATCGGCTGGGTCTCCTTCCCCCCGCCAAACCAGCCGGCCATGCGATCGATCCAGGATGGCTCCTTCGGCTGCGCCTGCTGATTGATGATCCGCTGATACTCCGCATCGACGCTCGCCTGATCACCGATGCCGCTCCTGACGAACTCATCGCGCGAGGGCGGCGGCAGGCCGGCTGCTTCGGCGGTCTCCACCGCGGCCTGGTGCGCATCGGTGATGGTGGCGGAAGCGACCTTGCTCGGCTTGAATGCATAGATCACCGCCATCGCTGCGATGATCGGGGTCAGCGCGGCGAGCAGCGGGCCGAGGGCGGCGATCAGCGGGCCGAAGCTCAGGGTGTTCATCGCGACGAAGCCCGCCTTGATGCCGCCGACGCCGGTGCTGAGCACGGTGGTCGCGCCGGTGACGCTGAAGATGCTGGCGACCAGACCGTAGGCAAAGCTGATCGCGTTCCACGCGATGAACCCCGCCTTCACCGCGAGCGCGGTCGCGATCAGCGCGACCATGCCGGTGTCGACCTCGGAGAACGCGCCCTTCAGACTGTCATACGCGCCGCTGAAGTCGCCTTCCAACAGCTTGCCGAACGCCTTGAACGGCTCAAGGATGCGCTCCATCGTCTTGCCGAAATCCTCGAACGACCCGATCAGGTCGCCGGTGATGCTCTCACCACCCCGCATCCAGACCATGATGTCTTCGATGATCAGCACGATCGCGCCGAACGCTGCCGCGATCGCCAGGAACTTCAGCGATGCCAGCGCACCCGCCGCGCCCAGCTTGATCACTGCCTGCGTCATGCTGATGATCAGGCTGGTGGTGTAGTAGCTGAACGCGACCGCGATCGCGATCTGCAACAACTCCATTGCCTTCTGCGCACCGCCGATCGCGCGTACCGCCCGCTCGCCGAAGCTCACCACGTTGCGGGTCAGCCAGACGATCGCCTGCGCGATGTAGCGGACCCCCGTGGTGCCCTTCCAGAGCGCCTGCCCGAAACGGATGATCTCATTGTAGACATAGGTGAACGCATGACCGAGCGTCAGCGCCTTCTCGCTGAACTCCTTATCCAGCAACGCGCTCGATTGCGCGAAGCCCTTGATCAGCACGTCGGTGGTGAGCTTGCCGGTCTTCGCCATCTCGCGAAGCTGCGCCTCGCTCTTGCCGAGCGCCTCGCCCAGGGTGCGGATGGCGATCGGCGCTTCGAGCGCGAGCGCGCCAAATTCGCGGATCGACATGCTGCCCCGCCGCAGCGACATGTTGAGCCGCTCGAAGGTCTGCGCCTGCTCCTCGCTGCTCTGCCTGCCGACCTCGAGCGACTTGCCGATGTTCTCGACCGCCTTCAGCGCGGCATCCTGACTGACGCCGAACTCCTTCCCCGCGATCGCCATCGTCTTGAAGCGTTCGGCGACCTTGATGTACTGCTCGCCGGTGCGCTGCGCGATCTGGAAGATGTCGTCGAGCGTCTGCTTCACATCGGTGCCCGGTGCGAGCACCTGGCCGAGTTGGATGCCGATCTTGTTGGCATCGCGCACGGTCTTGGCGAGCGAGTGGAACATCTCACGCCCGAAGTTGAGCGCGAGCGATGCACCGAACAGCTTGCCGATGTGGGATAGCTGGCTCTGCACCTTGCTGAGCGTCGAGGTGACCTGCTTCTGATACTGCCGCAGGCCGGCATCGTCGGTGGTGAAGTCGAGCTTGGTCGTCAGTTCGCGGACTGTGGTGCCGCTCATCTCTGCTGCCTCGCCTGCTCGAGCGCCCGTTGCTCCGCTGCCGCGCGCATGTCGAGCAGCGCGTTCAGCTTGCCCAGGTCATCGATGTCGATGATGCCCTGCTTCACGTCGGCCAGCGATACCATGCCCTCGAGGATCGGGCGCCAGATAAACAGCTCATCGATCAGATCGTCCCGGAAAGTCCCGATCGGCTCTCCCCGTTTGGTCGGCCCTCGCCAATAAGGCCGATGCCTTGCGTAAAAACCCCTGCGAAGTTCTCCTTCAACACCTCCGCGATCAGCGCGAGCACGTCGCCGACGTTGTCGGTCGCGCGGTTCAGCATGTTCTCATCGAGCTTCGCCGCGGGCTCCTGATCGATCATCACCGAGATGTA